GATTCGCCTATCAAATCAAAACTTATGTGGTGAGTCCATAGAAGCGCAACGAAGACAATAAGCCTCAAACCAATTACAATAACATGGCGAAACGTTGCCTTACCATCGGGCGTAACATCTTTATGTTTTACCTCGATAAAGTACCAGTGTAGTGGGCACTCGGCAACTATGAATAAAAGCCAAAATATCCAGATCATTGCTCTAACTTTTTGTGAGCGTTACGGCTGAAAAACATAATTATCAATACTGATATTGCGCCTATAATAATGTTTACTCTCTCATCATAAGTAACATTAACGCCTAACTTTTCGGTAATTGTTGGCCACGCGAAATCGCCTAACAATGCAAGGGCTATAGAGCCAACAAAGCCAAGAATAATATACTTGTCGTAGGTATGCCAGAACTTTGCCTTATCAAATGGCGCGTCTGTGTCGAACTTGAAGTAATATACCGTTACTTGAACGATCCACCCTACAAGGGCGTAACCGATAGCTAAAAAATAGTTGATTTCCATAATGTAAAGTTAGTTAAGTTTTATTTTTTCGTTTCCAAAGTAACTAAGTGCCGGAAGTAAAAAGAAGAAGAGTAGTTTTTTCATAGTGTCTATGGGTGTTTAAAAAGTTCTATCAACGTTAACTTCGGTGAGCCTGAGTAAGTATAAACAGTGAAGTTGCTCGTCAAACTCGTATGTGGAATGCTGGCAAACTCTATAAACCCAACGGCTGAGTTAATAGAAGCGTAGTTCATCCGCTTCTCAACGCCATTAATAGTTACTGCTGGCTCTTGAGCTGTGCCGAAATTCGCTACACCATTACTTATGTAAAACCGTATCGTGTACGTGCCGCTGGCCATGTTGGTGAAGTTGAATGTGCCAAACGGAAAGCCGGATAAACTCATGCCGCTATTGTTAGCCGTTAAAGAAAACCCTCCGGTGTGACTTCTCCTGCCGCTACCAACCACGGCCATTCCACCACCGGCAGGCGATGTAACTTCAACCAGATCTAACGTAGTGGAGTTGCCATCAAAATCTATCATGTTGCTGGTAGTGGTAGAATTGGCATCGGTGGCTATGTCCACGTAATTGCCACCTGCTGCCTGGCCGCTTGAATGAAAGTTGATTACCCAACGCTGACCGGCCCCATCAATAGCAGCTTTCAATGTGGCAAGTCTGTTTTCTAATTCTGTCTTTTGATACCCTGCACTAAGCGTGGCCACTTGCCTTGCTGCATGGCGATAATCAATAATATCTTTCTCGGTACCATACCTGCGCTTCTCAGCTTGCTCTACAAATAATCTGGCTCGCTCAAGCGGGTCTTTGCTGTACTTCAATAAGAAGTCTGCGTAATCCATTAGCGCAGTACCTGTGCCGCCATTGCGGTATAGACGATTGTATAGTAAGTCATCCCATAACTCCCAGCTATGCGATGAGCCAACAAACGGCCCCGGCCAATTCAAAGTATAGGGTGGTTCGTTAGCGGTTGATAAAGTGGCTGTATAAGTAGGTATAGTATTACCAAGCGTAGCATCTACTGTGGCATGAACATGAAGTCCTCCTATATCGGTTATGTTAGCCACTGTAAAGGTACCTCCATAACCTGCTGTACCCGTAACAATAGAAGCTATCCCGGCCTCAACTCTTCCGGCTGCTGCACTGGTGAATACGGTACCTAACTTAACATCAATCCAAAATTGGTAACGTGTTTTGGTTAGAGATGTATTTGCACCATCAGCCATTTGTTCAATGGTCTGCCTGCCACCGCGCGATATAGCCGCAATATGAAATCGCTTCGGATTTACCGAAAAGTTATTCCACACATACGTTACCATGTTATCGAAGTAGGCACGCTCCAGATCGTTGTTGCTGTTGATGTTCTGAATCGCAATCAGAATACACCTACCGTCCAGACTATCTCCAAGATTTATAAAGCGTGGTAAGCCTTCTGTTATCATGGTGCTTTCAACCATGTTGTAGGTAATGGTATTACCTGCCTGACTTGTTGGAAAAGTTACCGATATGGTCGGTGTGGTATTGGTATTAGGATTGTCAACATTGAAGTTAGTGATTGATCCGGTTACTCCTCCGGGGCCGGTTATAGTTCCACCTGCTTTTGATCGCGCTACTTCAAAGCCATTACGAAGTATTCTTACTGAGCCAGTCATTAATCGGAATAAGCTACCCGTGCGCGTATGCGTGTAGGTAAGATCATCGCTTGTACTCATTGCCTGAGCTGTAAGCACATTGGTGTTGTTACCACTGGTGCCATCACCACCGAGAAAGAACACAACGGGCCATCCACCAAGAGGAGGATTGTTTACATTGTAGGGAGTGCGTACAAACGCATTGGCATTACCATCAGGCACGGCAATGATTGTTCTAAACCAGTCCGATTGAAACGGTTTTTCAATTGCTTTAATAGCAATCTGATCCCTGCCTCTTACAAGTGCGTTCTTATTCTGACCGAGAACAAGGAAGGGAATCAGTAAGAGAACTACTAATCTCATCGTTCAATGGTATTTATAATGCCATTTATTACGGTTGCTGTTGTTGCAGCTGTTTGCGCAAAGGGAAGTAGACAGGCATCATCGTAAAGTAATACGCCATCGCCACCACTCAATAAGGCTTCAAAGTTTAAGTTTGCTACAGATACCGGTATAGATGATACTCTTCGCCCAATAAATACAGAAGCGGAACCAGAAGTTAAAGTGGTATTAAGCGTAACAGATTGAATGGATTGAACACCGGTATCGCCAGCTTGAAGATTAAACCAAACCACTGTACCAATTACAGGCGTAGCCGGAAAGTTCATAGACACCGTGGCCGATAGCGTTGCCGTTCTGCCTGCTGTGCCTAAACTGTTGGTGTACGATATGGTTGAGTTGCTTACTACGGCTGCATTACCTAAAGCTGCTGTGGCATAAATTCCAATATAACAACCTTCACCATTGATTGTGCCGTTATCATCTCGCGGTGGAAGTGCAACGCTGTTTATAGTCTGAGCTGTTGTGGTGGTTACTACCAATCCACTGTTAACCCAAAGTACATCATATAGATGAAAAGCATGGGCGGTAGTCCCGCTCATGGTTACCCGTGATAAGTATCTGCTTTTACCTGCTCCCGCATCAGGGAAGGCCAGACAACCGGCATCAGCTACAGAGTTCCCATCCGTGGCCCTACCAGCTAAACCAGGAGTACCGGGTGACCACGCACCCAACGCACCGGCATCTTTCCAATACCCGTACCAGTAAGCGGCTGCATCCGAAGCTGTACCAGTTTTAGAAAATGATTTTGATAAGCCGGTTACTGTGCTGGTAGTAGCACCGCTCATGTACCAACCAATAGTGTTGTTGTAGTAGAGCGCTTCGCCCGGTTTTAAAACATACGGTGGAGTTTCTTCATACTCAGTACCTGCTATATCTACGTTTACGGTTATGGTGTTATTGGCAGAACCAATGTTGATAAACGTAGCATACTGCACCGTGCGCGTTGTACTTGCTGCCGGTGCCGCCAAAATTGTAGTAGTAGTGGCTGTGGTAATCTTACCAACTCCGGTGGTGGTTATACCGGCGCCTGAGCTGGTCTCATCGAAATAAGTAATGCGGTAATCAATACCCGAAGCACTGGTAGTGGTTAGCTCCAGATTGTGCGTGGTGTTGGTAAGTACAACCTGCCCATATCCGGCAAGGGATAGAAGCGATAAGAAAAGAAAGAGTAGTTTTTTCATTGTTATGATTATTTGAATTTAAGTGCTTTTGATTGTGCGTAAGTTAAGCCAGAACCTGCGCCAGGCGGAGCAGCCCAGACCGGAACCCCGCCAGATAGAGTTAATACATGGGTGTTGGTGCCTGCTGCTAATCTTGTAGTAGTATTGCTGCCATCTCTTATAATTATATCTCCTGCTGTTGTCATAGGATCAGAAAATCCACCACCTCCAGTGCTTGCAATAGTCACGGTACCCGCGCTACCGCTACCTCCAGTGGTAAGTGTGATACCAGAGCCTTCAATTAACTGAATGCTGCCACCGCTGTTTGAAAGTGTAACCGTGTGGCTTGTGGCATCGCTTGTATTGGTTATGGTTTGAAGCTCGTTGGTAGTGCTGCCATCTACTTCAGTAATGACACCGGTATTGGTTAGCGTAATTACGTTGCCCGCTTCACCGATACTCAAACCTGTGCCCGCTGTAATGGTTACAGCTGTGCTGCCACTGGTGTTTGAATTGATAATGGAAGTTGTTCCGGTACCAGCTCCAACAGTAAGCGAACCTTCATTGCTTACTGAGCCATCTACTTCACTTGTTAAGTAACTGCCCGCAGGTTGTATGCCAGCTTCAGCCAGAGTGTTGTTTATCCAGGCGCTACCATTCCACTTTAACAACTCTCCAGCACTATTTGAAGCAATGGTTACGTTGCTATGGCTATCAAGCGTGTGCGCGGTTGGCGCATCGCCTACGTATTGAATATCACCATCTGTAACGGCTGTATTGAATTGCGCTTTGGTACCGGTGATGCCAACAATTGAAGTTTGATCTCCCGTATTCGTTCCGGTAATTGCAGCGAGCTTACTTTTCTCGGCAGTAGTGTAATCATTTAACGATAGCCCTGAGTTTGTTCCATTACCCAATGGTATGGTTGCATCAGTACCGGTATCGCTGGTTACAATTCCATTTGTTGATGAAGGTGTGAAGGCTAAGTTGGTTGCACCACCTCCGGAAGGTTGGGAGGTTACAATACCATCTTCATCAATTACAAGGCTCCAAGTTTCAGTTGGATCTGCCGCAATTATTGGTAACCTTATATCATTACCAAAATCAGCAACTAATGTGGGCTCGGTTTCACTAAAAGGGTCTTCCTCGTTTTGTTTGTAAAATTGTATTCTTCGATAACTCGATAGAAAAATTGAGTCCTTAAAAACCAACTTTGAGCCAAAAGTATTAAAGTCTGTTGAGTAAAACCCTACCCCATTGCCAACAGTAAAACCGTTAGTAGATAATCCTATTGGATCAGATGGACTTGTCTGGTTGTAGAACTCAACGAAATCATAACCAATATTTAGTTGCGATCCGTAGCTAACGTCTCCTTTCCAAACTTTTAAACCCCAGAGTTCTCCCCATTCCTCACCAAAGACCATTTTAATATTGGTAGAGTCTCCAGTAAAAAGAGTTTCAGTATCACCGAGTAAATTTGTTAAGCCTGATGTCTTCCAAAATAGCGTGGTATCCGCTGGGAAGAAGGCAGGCTTGCCGGTAATAGATGCCCAAGAGGTAGCTCCGCCTTTAGCCACCAAATCCAAATCTGCAGTTCCATCTTTCCACCAATACTCAACTCCATTTACGTTAACAGTAAGTCCACGGTAACGAACGGCTGATATAACCTGAGTTATCGCTTCTGTTGTGTTGTCGTAAGGAGTTCCGTCACTTTCATAGTACCAGAAGTCCAATGGTTTAGGATTAACAACCTTAACTGGAAATGGCAACTCCAACTGCGCAAAGGCAAGCGAAGGAGTTAATAACAAAAAGAAAAATATTTTTTTCATCTTAATTAGCTGTTGTTATTGAAAATGCATGGCTCGTTCCGTAAGCAACCCCTACATTCATTTCATAGATATTATAGGCTCGGTTTGTCGATCCGGCATCAAGCACGTTTACGGTTCCGGTCAAAATAAATTGAGAGGTTATATCTACATCAAGCGCGCTCGTGTCAATCACGCTCGATATTGTAACTCCCGGAGGTAGTGCCACTACAAACTTCGTCTGTGTTGTTCCGGTATTAAGTGTAAATGTTGTGGCTCCGGTGTGAAATGCATTTGAGGATAAGGCGCGTACCGCTGCACTGTTTGCCGGGCTACTTGCCGTTGGTCCAAAGAACCTGTAAAACCTTGCGGTCACTACAAAGTTGCTGCTATTGAATGTACCCGGTGGACTTGTATTATTACCTACACCTCGCCAGCTTTGTGTTGCTCCATTACTGTTTAGCTGTATTGTGGTGATAGTTTGCGCCTGAGTTCCATCATTAGATGTTCCAGCCAGTAGTGTAGATGCTGCCGTGTTATCGTAAATGTCAATCGTAGGAACGGTGCCCGAGTTTAAAGTTATACCCCATGTAAATGTTTTGCTTCCCGATAGGGTAGTGCCAACCTCTACTGTAGTACTTTGCCCACTAACTGAGAAAGAAGTGAAAACAGGGTTAACATAAGGATATAGAATATCGTCTAACAAGTCCTGAATAGCGATTGGGGATGTTCCTAAGTTTGTTCCGCTTGCTATCCCTCCTACTGCCGCAAGGGTTACCCCTTGTGGGGTATAATTACTGTTACCTAAAGTAGAGACTATGCTATCCAACATAGCCGCTAATCTGCCTTGACTTGCTGACTTTAATCTTATATTGGTGTTAATCCCGTTATAAAGCTGTGACTTAGTAAACTGACCAAAGCAATTTACTGACACAAAAAAAAAGGCTATTAAGCCGAAACGCCTAAAAGTATTTTCCATTTTGTTACGTCTGATAATGTTGAACCCGGATTATTTACTAATGCAATTATCATAGCCCCAACAGGTATGATATTATTATCTGGCCCTAACAAGGTTGTGGTAGATGACACGCAATTATAAGCATAACCTTTCTTAATTACGCCTGTCGGTGCCGCATTTGTATTGCCTTCCCAATCTCCAATTATTCTAAATTGCCCGTCATCTATTCGCATAGTACCGCGCTGAGAAACTCCCGAACCTCCCGAAACCCTTACTCTCATATTATGATACTTTAAAAGTTCCGAATGTTATTAACTCCTGTTCGCTTACTGATACCCCGTAGATTTCGTAATAGTATTCTCTTTGCTGAAGTGCATTAGTTTGCGCAACTGTTAAATTAAGAACCACTACGTTTTCACTGGTTGTAACTGTTGGAGAAAGTATTTCAGTAAATCCTTTCCGGTAAAAAACCTTGCAAACTATCGAACTATAAATAGTCAGATCGTATGGACTTCCATCATCATAAGTTACTTCCACTTCGTAATCAATAGAAGACTTTCCTTTGTAAGCCTCAAGGTTTAGCTCGGCCCCTCGATATGTTTTAAAGGTCTTCATCCCTTAAACATTTTAAATGCCGTTCCCCCAACATTTTCACTGCCAATATAAAGAGTGTAAGTAGTTTGGTTATGAAGTAAAAACTGCTTTGTCTGGTTAACATACGTCTGAGCATTGCTCTTCAACTCGTTAATAAGTTGCCTTAAAATCTGAGCGTCTACAGGCTGCGATTGGCTGACAACTTTTTGAACGACACCAAACCTTGTAATATTTGTGGAATGGTTTTGAATAAGCCTTGCTAAAGTGAAATAACCTAACATCGGTTTAATGCCATCGAAGTAAATTGTTTGCCCGTTGTACGAGTATGATTTACCGTTGATTAGTTCCTGATATGCCGTATACATATCGTCACCTGTATCGTAGAACTCATTCATAAGATCGAAGAAAAGACCATCGCCTAAAATTGGGCGCAAGTCCTGATCCTGAGCCTCCAAACAGTAAGGCTCAAATCTAACCCCGTCTAATTCGGCTGTGGGCCGCAATAGCTTTAGATCATTTAATGTTATTAGGCATCTCTTCTCCATCTTCTACAAGCCAATCGTTTACGTCCTGTTCTGTAAATGAATACCCATTCTTAAGCAACTGTGAGGCCGCTGCAAATGTTAACTCCCCTTTGTTGAATTTCCTAACTACCCTCTGAATATTTTGGAGTTGTTTTCCTGTAAGATTTTTTAGGTTGTCGTTTACTGCAGTTGGTGCGCTTGGGGACGTTACTGTTGTGGACTGCTTTTTGTAAACAAGTTCCTTAATCTTAAAATCGCTCTCTACAGGACGATACCAGTTAGAAAATATCTTTTTTAATGCTGAAGATATATCCGTTCGAAAGTCCCTTGTAATAGAATTGTAGTAGTAGTACTCCTCCTCTAATTGCTGCTGGTTAAACATTCCGGTCTCAGGAAGTACCCCTAAAATTCCTTTAGGCATTGCAAACGCTTCCATGATGGCGTTCTTGTCATCCTTAGAAATGAACTCGTGAATCTTGTCATTGTTCTGAAGTGTCAAAGGAGTTATTAAGTCCTCAGCTTTTTTAAGTCCGCTTTCATCCTCAATTACAATTGTAGAACCTGCGCCATGTCCTCCCTTAAAAGGATTTAACCCGTCTACAAACTCTTGCTCCTTTTGTTTGTTTTCAAATTTTCCCGGATAAGAAAATATATTTGCAGCATTCAATCCGTTTTGAATTGAGCTCAATCTAAATATCCCGATCTCTTCCTGAGTTTGTCCCTGATCTAACACTGTGTCAAACGTAGCCAGTGGGTACTGATCTTCAAGTGGAGTAACAAAGTAAACTTGTCCGGGGTAGCCTGTTCTTTTTTCAGACCATTCTTCGATCTGACTTTTGATTAACTCTTTGTCTGGTATAAATTTAGGGTACTCTAAAATCCTCTTTGCGTTGGATATTTCTTTGTAAGGGTCTTGTTCCCAGTTAGAGTTAAACTTGTAATCGAAAACGTCCCCGTTTTCATCAGGTAATCCAAACCTCCAGTAAGCCATAGGCCACACGGATAGATTGTTATATTCTCCTAAAAGATTAACGCCAAGATGAACAACAAACGAGCCTGAATAAGTGGCCGCATCTATTGTTATCATTCGCAATACATCCTGTAATGTTTGGCCCTTTTGGTTTACCACAAGGCCAGCGAGTGACGGGTCTTCAAATCCTTCCCCTCTAAGAAACTTCTGCAACCGATCACAAGCTGACTTTATAGTATAAGAACGATCCCTTATGCCCTCAACAATCTGAGGGTAAAGGTTGTTATGCGTCCACCATTGTATGCCTTCTGACCTATCTACAAAAGTTCGTAAACGCTTAATGTCCGGGTTATATCGCTGGACAAATACATTCATTATTCTTTGGCTTTATCGGCCTCGATTTCTTCTTTAGTTCTGCGCTTTCTTCTTAGAGGCTCTTCTTCTACTGCCTCAGTGATTTCAAGCTGTGGGCCGTTTGCCGGAATAAATCCTGCGCCCAACATAAACAAATTAACATCAATCTTTCGGTTCTTTGCGCGAGCAATTAAAGCGTCTTCATCTTTTTGTGAATAGTCTTCAGCTTTTATGAAGCCCTTACCAGGCACTCCACAAGTTTCATTCTTTGGTTTCCAGTTCATTAGTTTTAGTTGTTACGTTAAAAAATTGACTAAAAGAGGGGCTAATAGAAATTAGCTTTTGGTATCGTTCCCATGTAACATTTTCGGCAGTGAACACCATTCCTATGCGATCAAATCTAAGAACCGCATCAGGATTTTTAAGTGTTACTGTTGGGCCTTCTGGCTGTTGTTCTTTTTTCTTTGCCATGATGTAAATTTATAAAAAAGGGGAAGGTTTTTAATGCCCACCCCTTTTTAAATTTTCTATTCAATTACTATTTAGCTTGCAATAGCTATTTGAGTTGAGTCCGCTACTCCTCGTGTAGTTGTAACGCGAAGCTTGTACGCGCCTGCTGTTAAAGCTACAGAAGTAAACGTTATACTGGTATCGCTTGCAACTGTAACACTTGTTTGAGTTGTTTCAGCCAAAGTAGCCTGATTAACCCACTTAACAGAAAGCACTGCACTGGAAGATCCGTTACCATAGAAGTTTGTTCCGGTAATAGTTTCACTATCTCCACCCGCAACCTGCAAAGCAAGATCACTGATAACTGTAACGGTTGGTAAACCTGCGTATTCTGTAACAAGTGCTTTAGTTGTAGCGTAGTCAGTGTTGAATAAAGTCTGAGGCAACATAGTCTCAAACTCCTGATCCGAAGTAGCAAGGGTAATTAAATACCCGCCACCGTTGGCAAATGAGTCACGAGCAACGCCAGGCACAATCTCAAGACCTGAACCTAATCCGTAAACCTCAAAAGAATTTGCTGTCTTTCCTTTGTTCTCAACAATGGCAATAAACTTGCCTTTTGCTAAACGCTGGATGTTATTCTTTTGAAGTTGGTCAATGTTGTAAACAATAAAGTTTAATGAGTGCTTAAACTGATTCAAACCATTTGAAGGAGCGATAATCTCCTGAGTAGGTTTTAAATCTTGCTTATAGCCTTCAAACACGTAGCCTACTGTATTAGTGGCCAGCGTCAACGCTGTGATTAAGTTAGGTGTAGATGTGGAAGTAGTTAACGAAACAACATCATCGTAGTTAAACAATGTGAGCGTGGGCATTGTACCCGCCCGTAATGGGTTGGTACAATCCACACTTGATCCGAGTGTTATCTTTCCGCAGCTCATAGGTTAGGCTTGGATTTCGCGGGAAGTAATTTTAATATTTGTTCCATCGAACCATCCCTCTACGGTTGCGTCTTTCGATGCCGGAATAGTTACCGTTCCAGACGAAACAAAATTAGTTCCGAATGTTACGATGCGCTGAGTTGCGTCCGTTGAAAAATGGAATACAACTCTGTCGAATTGGTTCAATCTTGATACAACGGTAGCCGCGTTGATTGTCATTGCTCCGGTCAACTGAGCGTAACATACGTGTTGCTCTTTCGCGCCTGTCTTCAGATCAGGAATTGATGTAGCCTCATAAATCTGAGTGAAGGATTTTAATCCTCTGCTCTCGAATGAGTTGTTATCTGCTACCGCGTTTCCTACTGTTAATGTGGTTATTGCTGCCATTTTGTTTTAATTTAAGATCCGATGTAGTAAACTGATTCGCTGTCAATTGAGAAGGCGGTATCCATTTTGAACAATGCCTTCAGGAAATAATGCTCACCTTCTGGACGAAGTTTTGCAATCACAAGGTTCTCGGTGTCGCGTACCTTGTCGGTAGCTAAGTACAGGTTTGAGTCCTGACCAGTTGAAGCCTTGCAAACTAAAACCACGTTGTTAGGGAAACCGCTGTAATGTCTGATTTCACGGCCGGCAAACTGTCCGGCTGCGCCTGACTCATAAGCCAACCCTTTGTAAGTTGTGGCTCTCAATGCTTCCTGATACAATCTGTAAGTGGTTGTGCTCATATGGAAAACCATGTCAGGGTCTTCAAACAAAGCGTCAGGAACATAGTTGTTACAATCTTCCAAGATTGCCAAAATATTTGCTGCGGTTATTGCCGCTACGTTTGGAACATCAATGTTTGTACCTGAAGCCTGAGCGCGGGTGATGTAACCGTCAAAGAATCGCAGCGGGTTAGTAGAACCTAATGCGGTGCTTCCCTGCCAGATCAACCGTCCGAGCTGGTTTTGAATTTGCTTTAGTACAACATCAGCAAACACCTTTTGAATTTGAGGGTCTAAAACCTTGTCAGGCAATGCGCCTTTTGGTTGAAACTCTCTCCACGCGCTTTCAAAAACGCGAGGGTTGATGTCTGGAATGTAAACCATCATGTCGCGAGGCTCGAGCGTTGCCTCTGACCATGTTACGGTAGCTGTCTTTGTGGTTGGCATTGCTTCGCGGTTGCCGATAGGGTTTGCACTTGCAACCATCTTAGCGATACTGATTTTTTCAGAAACGTTTTCAATGGCGTAAATAGAACCCTTCTCAACGGCTTGCAATCCTAACACTGATTCTTGGATAATGTAATCTAATACATCACCATTGTAATTGGATGAAAATACTGGACTTGCCATTGTTAGTTTTTGTTAAGTTGTTTACGTCTTTCTTCTTGTTTTTCGCGCATTACGCTGGCGATTGTGCGGCCTTTCGGCTGATTGTCTGGTAATCCAATAGCGGCTTTAGTTGGCTGAACTCCGATGCGAGCCGATTTCTTCAAAGCCATGATAGCTTCTTCGTTCTCTTTCTTTACTGGTAGCATAGCGGCCTCTACAGCAGATTTTACCATAGCCTCCACCTGAGATTTAGGAATCATTTCTTCTTCCTCTTTTGGATCAGTTGGTATTTCGGCTTGCGCTACTTTTGCGACCTTGCCACCCATTACAGAAACCACTGATCCGTCCTCAAGTTTATACTCACCGTCTGCCAGTGCTTGAGGTGTAGGCTGACCGGCTTCGTCTAAAAGGAAAGCGGCCACACCTTCGGCAACTCCTTCACCCTCTACCCAAAAGCTACCGGCACCGTCCGCAAGGTTTACGACCATGCTCTGTGGTGTAGTTGCTCCGGGAACCTGTGCCTTTGGCTGTACGCCTTTAGGCTTCTCCGTAAAGAATGCCTTTACGTGTTCCATAAAACTTTTTTCTTCTTTCATTTTTGGTTTGATTATATTTAAAACTGGAACCGTCTTTTTTCCGGTTGCAAATCCAAACTTGATGCACTGATCGGCTGTCAATCCGGTTTCGACTTTCATTAAGGCATCCAGACCCTCGTCACTTATGTTTGTGAAGCCCATGTAGAACTGACGAAGCTTTGTTTCTGTTTCGGCCAGACCTTGAGCGAAAGCCATTAACTCGTCCGAGTCACCGCTTACATTTTCTTTAAAAGGGTTGTGAATCCAGAACTGGAAACGATCATCCACTAACCTTTCGTCACCGGCTAAAAAAATCTTTGTCGCAATAGAGCCGACTAACCCGTCTTGGATAGTTGTTACTTTTCCTTTTTTCTTGAGTGAGTTTAGGTAATCGTAAATCGCATCTCCGATGTCAACATATCCGCCCGGTGAGTTTATTGATACTTCAAACTCGGTAGCATCCGGTGGCACTTGTTCAACCACGTCAAGAAGCTGAACGCCTTTATGAAACAGCCCTGCTTCGTCAACTGATGACGGGCCGATCTGACCGTGAATGTTGATTTTTGCTATCACGGAAGCAAATTTGTATAATCGCTTTAACGAATATACTAAAGGTAATTGTTTAGTTGGTTACAATCCTTACGGCCTTACGAATTGTTATCTCGCTGCATCCGCATTCATCAGAAGCAAATTGATAGGATTTATTATTTGATAGCCCTTTTGATTTATACGCCTGATAAACTTCGTAGTACCTGAAGTAAGTAATGTGATTGATTGAGATAATTCCCTTATTGAACAGTTCCTTTATTACCCCGCTCTTGTGGTATTCGAGTAAAGTCATTGAATTTTAGCCCTGTTTGTAAACTCACTAACTCTATTTTGTGCAACATTAATATCCTCAACTGTAACAACAAATTGAATGCTTGCAAGCTGATCCATTAGATTAGTCATACTCAAAGAAGATTCAGACCTATTGGCCGCACTTCCTACAGTTGTCAAACTTCCACCGCCCGCCATTTGTATAAGATTTCCACTTACTTTTGTTTGCCCCCGGCCAGAAATAGGCTCAACCGTTACCCGCTCAACTCCGCCCGGATTATCCCCTACCATCAACATAGTGGGGCCTTTTGTGATGAAGTTACCACCCCCAGCGGCAAAGCTTACGTTATTAATTTTTGCCACAGCTCCCAATCCGGTTGCCAGCGTTGTGGCTATCTGAACACCTCTAACGACCGATGCAAAGGGTTCTACAAATGGGGCTGTCGGGGCTTTAAGAATTTCCGTAACCCCTAAGAAAGTATTGGCGACTGCCAATGCGGAGTTAATTAATTTTGACTCTATACCAAAAGCCCTAAGCCCTTGAGTTAGTCCATTTAATACAATTCTTTGTGTTTGTAATTTCTGACCTTCGGCTATCTCAAAGTTTTTAGATTCCTGCTGTTTCCTTTTTATCTCTTCATCGGTGAACTTCTTGTTAATCTTTGAAATTGATTCGTTAAAGTTGCTCTGTACTTGTAGTTTAATCTCATTCCTTTCTACCTCTCTTGTAAGAAGAGTGTCCTCGGTATTGGACACATCATTCATAAGGGCAACTTTTTTCATTAGCTCCTCTTGCTCCTTCTGAGATTGTGCTATCCGTTTCTCATTAGCCGCTGTTTCTTTGTCATCAATAGCCGCGATCATGTTAGCCGCCTTCTCTCGGAATGCCAAAGATTCAGATTCTGCTTTAATGCGGGCCGCGCTCAGGTCGGCTACCTGTTGTTTTTCTTCGCCAGAAAGTTCATTCCCTCGTAATAATCTTTCTACAAAGGCGTCAAAATTTTCCTCTTCGGTCTGACGCAATCCCCTGCTTAAAGCTATCTGCTTAATAGTTGCAACCTCTTCTTTTCTGGCTAAGTCTATTCTTTGTTCGGTTAGTTCTCGCTCAAGTTTTAAGGCCTCCTGAATCTTTTCTTTCTGTTCATCAAATGTCAGGTTGCGATTTTTAGAAGCGATCACTAAAGCCTTAATCTGATTTTCTTGCTGTGCGCTTGAAACTGTAAATAACGCCTGTTCGTCCTCAAGTTCTCGCAAAATATCCAAGTACAACTGAGCGGCACGGGCCACCGCGATCATTTCCTGAGTAAGTCCTTTTACCTTGTCAATTGCTCCTGAAATATTAAACGTAGCCAAATCATAAAGTATTGATCCTAACTTATCAAGATTTGTTAAAAGGAAATCTATGTTAGCCGTGATTTGAGTAATGATGTTCTCAAAGAAATCTAACACTGGTTCGGACTTCTTTAAAGCAGCCACAACCACGCCCAATACTACAGCAACAGCCGCCAGTATTGCGCCCAATGGGGTAGCGATTAAAGCCTTACTTGCAGTAGTTGCGCTTTGTATTCCTTGTGTGAATCCTGAAAATCCCGGAATAACTCTATCAAGAGCCGACTGGTAATTACCAATGTTTAGCCGTTGTTTTTCTAACGCGCTTACATTCTCCTTAATCTTATTGGTATTAGCATCTAATTGTGCGTTAATCGCCTGAACTCTTTTCTGCCCTTCGGCTGTGTCAAGGTCTAACTTCTTTCGCTCCTCGCGGAGTTCTTTGTTTGCCTTTGTTAAACTTTCAATAGAAGTAATCCCCTGTACTTCTACCTTATAAATTATTTCTTCCTCCATCGCTACGTAACTTTAAAGACCTCCACCACCGTAAACTTACCCGAAACAAAATTATTTATATTATTTACTAAGTAGTAACCCTCACCATCGTAAATAATTTTGTGGTGGTCAAAGTCAGCTATATCTATATCAGTTAATCTGTACAGTTTTTTTATAACCTTATTCTTTTGAAGAGATGCTGTTAATGCTCTATAGAATTGATTTAGAAAATATCCCCACCCTGTGTCTTTTGGTTGCGACATATCTACAAAGTACCCTAACTTGTAATCTGTTCTTGGAGACACATCAAATGAAATTGATCCCTCTGTAGTCCTTGCTTTTAGCGTTAGCAATTTAATTCCGGGCTCCCCCGCAAACACATCAATTCCGGCAGAAGTGGTGTCATACACGGGTATTGTAGCTACATTATAGCCGTTAGTTGATTCTGTTTTGCAGTTTTGAAAGACAGTAGTATAGTATTCTTTATAATCTAAAAGTGTTGTGTTTGCTATGTCCATTGATCCGCTTCCTAAACTTACATCCCCCACAGAATCAGAAAACATAAAGTCGTTAACCTGCGCGTATGTCGTTCCGAAGTTTATATTCTTATCTGCTTTGATTAGTTTTTGAGACCAGTCCACAGCCCCAGCCCTGTCATTGATTATGTCTTCTATTGATTCTAAAAACAATACTCCGTCTTGTTGTTTTGGTATTATTGAAAACCTTGTAAAAAAGTCCTTCAGTATGTCACTGCAAGAAACATCTTTCCAAAGTTTATTCCAGTTAACGCTTGCTCTGTTTACTGTCCTGTTACAAACTATCTTTAGGTAGCTGGTCGCGTCTATGGTTAACTCTGTTCCTGTGGTTGGGGCGTCCCCTGATATAGTAAGGTATATTTGATCGCCCGTTATGAAGTCCCCGGTGTATTCTAACAAGAGCGTTCCTGATGTTGTTGGCTGAAGCACAATTGTACCCGAGTCAATTAAAGTTCCCCCTGTTTTGTAAAGCTTTCCCGTTAATACGGTTCCATCATTCCATGTTATTCCGCTAACGCTTATAAATCCTTCTACAGTTAGATTAAAGTAATCGGGGGATTCGTATTCATTATTTATAAGATCAAAATTATCAGATCCATAATCTGCCGTTGATAGGTTTATTCTTACATCACCATCAGCAGCCATCAGGTCTGGTATAAGGTAAGAAGTTGGTGAGGCCCTGCCTATGGCGGTGTTTGTGAATGTCTCAGGATAAAGAAACTCATCTCCATTGAAAGGCATAACAAGGTCTGTGAATCTTGAGTCGCTTAGTATAGAGCCGGACAACTCAAGCCCAGTATATTCCAGAATTGCCCTTACTATCGAGTGATAAAAAAAACATGGCAGAAAATAGTTTGGTTGGTAAATTGCTCCTGATTTACCCCAATTCAAAACAACTGTAATTATTCCGCTGGTGTTTGTTCTCGCTGAGTCAATAGCCGAAACTGTCCACGCTGAATTTGCTATTGGCGAAATGTCTGATAACTTTAGGCCTGATATTACTTTAAAGTAGTCGTACACATTTTCATAAACGTTTATATCAAACTCATCCCCATTACTGGATTTTAAAATAATATTAGCCCGCCTTATAATGTCTATTCCATTTTTACTAACCCTCCCCGACTGGATTGTATAGGGTATGGGTGATTGCGATAACTCACTATCTGAGTGCCCTAAATTTGTTTTGTTGCGCTCAGTCCAAATACCCTTAAACTGATTTGTGTAGTTTACAAATCTGCTCTGGATGTCTCCGATTTCTATTCGCTTTATAGTAGTAGCAATGACCTGACCCTCTTTAAGGTCTATGGCGTTGTCTCCTATGTAAAGTTTTGTTTCATTCATTGTAATAGAACCTCTGGATATTCAATAGTAATTACCGCAGAATGTTTTATCTGCTTTGTTTGTGTTGAGTTTGGTTGAGTTATAACAACTACTCCTGTTTTGCTGCCATCTGGATTTAAGATATTAACGGCCTGCCCGACCTTATCAGAAGTTCTGTTTATATTAGTGTTCATTTCTGTAATGTTGGTTCTGTAAATCTCCCCCGTTGTATTCAAACCCTGAATAGCCTCCCATTGATTTAAGGTTAGATTATCAGCATAAAGAGTTAGCCTCTTAGCTTTCTTGTTTGCCGAATAGTTCCATGTGTATTCCTGATTTATCTGGAAAGGAAAACATTCGTCTCCCCCTAATGAGTTTTTCCACTGAAGCATTATTGTGTTATCGCATCTTTCGCGCAACTTCAGAACCTTAACCTCAGAAAGAGGATCAAATGAAATTCCCTCAACTATGGAGAATCTAATCTCGTCCGCATTATCCGTATCCCACGCATAACACCCGCGCCAAATCGCAAGGCTTAAAGCTGGCGTGTCGGAAGTGCTTACCAATGCTCCTAAAAGATAATTTTCCATTCTAAAAATCATTCCGTCCCCAGCATCGTCAGCATAGAAAGATATTGTGAATGGATATCCTCTTACCCCCGTCAACTCTGTTTGAAGAGTTAGGAACAAGAGCGTTCCTGATGTATAGGCAGATAGGTTGTTGGCAAAGCCAACCTGTAGCCCACCGTAAACAGCAAACCTATCGTTAGCAGAATCGCTTACCTGTGTTTCGCTTCCAGAACCCCAAACCTCCTGATATTTTATGTAGTAGTTTTTCCAATTGTTATCTACATACATGAAGACGGCGGTTAGGTCTGAATTGTTCGCAAGGCTTGTTTTAAGGAAGGTGCTTACATCACATAAAAGCTCCCCAACAGAATCAGGGTAGTAGACAGCGTCTGCAATCTTGGTTGCAGCAACATTGTCCCAAATCTCAACCTCAAGCCTATACCCAACCTCAGTGTAATTGGTGGAGGTAAACTTATAAAGTATTGGCGCGGATGTTCCGGCCCAATCCGCTGGCCTTGCTGTTACTGTAGGTTGTGCCATCCTCTAATTGTGTATTTGCATAAACAAATATAATGGGTTAAAAATTAAAGGCTTGCTTTTATCTCGGCTTTAAATCCTTCGTCTAACTTCCCTCTAAATTCTTTAACCAAGTCTTCGACCTGATTCTCAACGTCCAGCCCTTCGCGCTTGCCTTGATGCACGTCTGTTCCTGACTGCGCAATCTTACGGGCGAATAAATACGCAAGTTGTCTTTCGGTTGTTTTTGAATCACGTGGGGTAATTCTTTTCTCCCTAATCCAGTCAAGTATATCCGATAGTGGCGGGAACTTGCCCGGCTTGCGTCCTTTCTTCTGCTGGAAGAAGTATTTGGCCCCGTAAAGAGTTCCGCTTGATTCCGTTGTTTCGATCCGCAGGCTTTCGGCTGACTTGCCCGATGATCTTATACCCTGCTCTTTCTGTCGATCAATGTAGACCTTTCGGATGTTGTCGAGTAGTTCCGATATGGTTTCTTGAGTGTTCAATGTGGTGGACAAAGTGAATTACCTTCAGTAAAGTTTATCGTGAAAACAGACCAGCACCCGTAAAGGTGCGCGTCCATTAACGCCTGATGGATGCTGCGATGAACTACATCCTCTATCCCGTTGCCTTCTATTATGTCGCTATCGTCTAACCGGTTTACAAACTCACGGGCCAGAGATCGCATTGGTGCGATAACTTCTGACTCTATTTCTTCTGTCGGCCTGTCGAGTGTGTCTTGCTTTGCTTTGGAAAGAAAAATGCAATTAAGTTCTGCTGTGCTCGTTACTTTGCCCGATGTACGCGTGTCGGTAATATCAGCAGGAATAACCAGACAAACTGGGAACTCACCGCTCGAAATCTTGTCAAATATTGTTGCGTTCGCTTCCTCAAGGTCTGCATAGTAGAACTTTGTTGTAGTTGAAAGGCTACTTACTGCTAACTCTATTTCGTCAATCAGTGCCATTTGATTCTTTCCAGTTTGATCATTTTGGTGTTTGATTTAACATTTTATCCCACTCCAAATACCTATCTTCAAACTCCCGTTTTTCTTTCCAGCTTATCAGGAATGCGGTAACGGTTTCAAATTTACTATTTTTATACACAAAGTCAGGATCAAGTCCAAATCTTTCTGCATAGTCCCCGATCATATCTAAGTATCGGAACGGTTCGAGTCTCTCAACTTTTGCCAGTGCCGCAACATTCTGCCTCTTTTCGTTAAGGGGAGCATTGTCTTCAAAAGTAGCCATTTTAGAATAGTAGTCTTTCCAGCTTTCAGCAATGGCTTTAGCAAAAAAAAACCTACCGTGTAAGTTTTGGTGATTGGCATTTCTAAAATCTGGCCTTCCAATTGTTCCGCCCTTTCGCTGTTTACCTCCCCATCCATCTGTGGTTGAAGGACTGTTGCAATGGAAAAGGCTATAGCTTCGTCATAGCATGAGCATGATTCTAACTTCTGCCTCACCTGAATAGACTGCCCTATGGATAGGCTTAAGTCTTTAGTCTTAAACTTTCGGTCTTCAAATTCAAAGAACTCCGGCACCGGCATCTCTTTAAACTTTTGAGGTTGTGAGAATAGGAAGCTTGTTGCAAGCGTTAATTGAGCCTCAAGTTCTGGATCCTTTGTGTCGAACATGGTTTGAAATGGTATTCCGGTAAGGCACGAAAAAGCCTTAACCATATCCTTCCCGTCCCATTCTTTAGCCAGTTGAATGTAAGCAGACGTTGGAAGCGTTTCCCATGTGTCGGGGATTTTAATATCCCGCTCGCCTTTGTTAGAGAATATAGAAAACCTCATATCCTAATTTAAACAGCCACCAAGCAACCCGGCAAACAATACCCAACAAAGGTAAGCCGATTGAAAAAATAAACGCTATCCACAGAAGACCACTAATCTTCTGCTTTCTGGTTAGTTTGGGTTGCCTCGTGTATTGTTCCATCTTCAAATTTTATTAGTAGATAAAAGTGATCGCCATCCTGCCTGAGCTTTCCAAGTTCAAGGCTGTTTAGTTTGCGCAATTCTTTAGGTAGTTTAACATATTCAAAAAGTGCTTTTAAATCCAGAATATCAACAAAGTTTGCGTTAATGTCTGGCTGATAAAACACCGATAAATCGCCTTGCTTTTCGATCATACTATTCTTAATCCGGCTGGTTTCTTAATCTTATCCATTGCGTACCGTATGGCGTCCATCAGGTGATTGTCTTTGTCTTCCGGTTCCTCGGTTGGCTTCTTGTATTGATCTAAACGCCATCGGTAATTTTCTGACTCCTTCCACAAATTTAAGCTATTCTCTGTTACAAAAACGTTATGTTGCTGCAAAAACTTTATCCCGTTACGTACCGAGTCGGCACCCTTAACGCTGGCTTTTACATTCCATCCTAAACGCCTCATTTGTTCAATGTCTTTTGGTTCGGCTGAGTCGGCATAGATTGGCGCGGTTCTGCTTATACCAAGTTCTGCCATCCGGTTTGAAAGTTCCTCGTTTGTGATTCCTGACTGGTATACCAGTTCTTTTAACCAGATTGTTTTGTTGTGGTTCTCGCATTCTACTAAAGCCACCGGATCATTCCAGCCCCAGTCCAAACCGTAGAACTTATGGTATTCGTTAGGCATTTCTTTAACTGGCTGGAAGTGCTTATATATCCGGCCACGCACACCTTCGCTAATCAGTCCGCAAATTATAGTGTAGTAATATTCAGGATCTGTTTTCTCATACCCTGACCATGTCTCAAGGCTTGACTTATGAATGTTTTTGAGGTTGTCTAAATACGTTGAATGAATAGAAAGTAACTGAGGGTCTTGTTTTGGGATAGCTTCAAAGTAACCTTCCTTTGCTGCTGGCATCAAATTATACCACCTCCTCCAAATCCAATGGTTTTTAGATGGCGGGTTAAATATCCGTATTATCTGGATGTTCTCGGACTTCTTGGTTCTTAGCGTGTCGTCAAGCTGCCTGAAATCTTCCTCTGCTATTTCTTCGGCCTCTTCAATTATTACGTGTGTGGCTCCGGCTAATGATTTTAGCTTTGCCGTCCTGTTGCCGCTGGACTTTTTAAACCCTCTGGATAGAACCGTGTTGCCAGTGGGCTTGAATACTGCGGTCATGGTAGACTCATTCAGGTCAAACATTTCCGTAAGGTCAGACTCTTCTATCCGGTCTTTAAAATCCCGCCATAAGGATTCCCGAACGTCTCCGGCTATCTCGCGCATGAAATATCCCCTGAAGTATTCTGATTGCGTTATTAAGTGAAGGAAATACTGTGTGGCTGTAAATGACCCTCCTCGACCCCGGCCACCCCAAAGATCAATGTACCTGGCCTTGGTGGTGAATAGAGGTTCGTATAATGATGCAAACTCAAGACTTATCGTATCGTCTGAATACAATTTCTTTCGAGGTTAAAGACTTCCCGTTTGTTGTCACGTCTACTTTATCCTGTGGTTTTCCAAAGGCATGTTCAAACACCCACTTAATCAAACTCGCTTCGCCTGATTCCAATAGGGCCTTAAATCCAGCCTCAGGAGAGCCGTATTTTTGGGTAATAGCTGACACCGCCTGATTAGCTACTTTAAGCTCCTCGGCCTTAGATTTGCGCCCTGCGCCAGGCATTGCACCCCCTTTACCTGCCATTGAAAAAATATTGATTAATCTTTCGTTTCACGTGGAACTAAATTATTTAGTTTTCAAATATACAAAAAATTACTTTAATCAGCCCTTCATCGGCATGTAGAGGAAACAGGACTCGAACCTGTAACGGTTTTATAAACTCAACACGCCATACTTTTAGCATGGTTTTGGTTAAACATCACCGTAAAGCAATAGGCCTTTTAGTTAATTAAGTGTTTCAAATCTTTCGCGGGTGATCAGTCCGTTAATCGAATTCATTTTTGCCTGTCAAACCACTTGCGTCTTACCAATTCCGCCATTCCCCTATTTCCTCCCCGACAACGTGCTGCCGGGGAGGGGCTTTAATCTAAACTCAAACTATCCCGAACGCCTTTCAGGAAATGCTTTTAATAACTAATGCAACAATAGCAATTGCACAAACAATACGAAGATTGCTAATTTAGCGGAAACTTTCGGAATAACGTAAACCTTTTTCTCCTTTACTTTAGCGGCTTTCCTTTCTGCATGAGAACACGTGCCACATTTTCCGGTGTCGCGGTTCTCTACGGGGTTGCCACAGCTACAGTACATTAGTTTAGTAGTTCGGGGTTTTGGTGAATGCTGCCGATTACTGTGCAGTCTTGGGGATTCATTCCCTCACCGAAAAAGTGCTGAAAAGCCCAGCCGTCTCTTTCAATTACAAATGATGCGAATTTTTCAGACCAGCCTATTACCATTGCCTTTCCTGTTGAAGTAGTTACGATGTCACCGGAATAAATCTCTATTCCTTCCTTATCCTTTAGGCCAGTGAACATACCTACTGAATCAGGCTTAACTTCATCCCAAATTAGTGGGCCTGTTTGCTTCGATTTTATATAAGTATTTAATTCACCATAAACCCAATCGTTAGACTTTACCGAAATTCCGCGAAACTTTATCTCTTTCATTGTTCCTCATTTAGTTTCTTGACAAGATCATTAAGCGGCTCCTTGAGTAAATTGTAAGCCTCTTTCTTTTCTTCATGTACTTCCAAATCGTTAAACCTGTCAATCGCTTTTAACATCTTTTTGTTAGCGCTACGGACGCGGATTACCTCCGTGGGTTCCTTTTTTGGCTTGGTGCTTACCCGCTTGCCTCCCCATGTTCCTTTTTTTTTCATTCTTTTAATCAACGATTTAATCCTAACTTTTTTACTGGATACAAGTTTACTTCCAACACGTTAAAAGCCCTATTACCTGTAAGGGGATGATCGCTTACTCTTACTTCACGACCATCGGTAAGTGTGAAATAAAAAGATGCTCCATTTGAGAAAGAGCTACCCTTAAAAGAAAAGGATTTGAAGCCAGTTTCTAACATTCTTTTTTCCGCCATTTCGCGGGTGGCTTTAGTGTTAGGCTGGTAAAAGTTTTTGTTGAAGCTCATGGCGTTGTTTCGTTTTGTTGATACAAATATACAGACCTATTTTGATTTTGTAACATTTTCAAGTGAATATTTTCAATATTTTTTTCAACCCTTCGTTTTTACCCTAATTTAGCCGTTTTTAGGTGCCATCAGCCACTCCGGAAAGCTTAGTTTTGTTAGGCATTCCTTCTTTTCGCCCTCCCAAATCTTGCGCATAGCCACGAGGATGCCAAATTCCGCGTCCGAGCCTATGGTGTTACGCTCTACTGGCTTGGCGTTGCTAAACTGTGCGGAATAGTTGGAGGTGTTTCGTGTGTTCATTTTAGTTTTGGTTTATAGTTGGCTTGCTATCCAGTCCTCAAAAGTTGGGCTACCTTCTTTCTTCTTTCCGGTGTAAATATCGCAATGGGTTCGCCCATATTCGGCCTTTAGTTCTGCTAATCTCAAATAGCTTTGATCTGTTGGCTTATACTCTTTTTTTGCCGGACGTTCGCGACCTTCTTTTTTTATTTCTTCATCTGTAATTCCTATCACTGGTTTTGAATCTGAAAAGTTAGTAAGCATTTCTTGAATATACTTATTAGCTGTTTCATCATCGGCAATAATTTCTATTTCTGTTTTTTCAGATTTCTTGCTGTTGATTAAATGGCGTTCGTGTTGTTCGTATTTTGATTCTAAGTATTGCTCCATCCACCCACGAATTGTTATGCCGTCCATCCGTTGAATGTTCCCGTAGTGACCAATTGCGCCACGCTCAAAGCAAAGTTTAAAGTCTGCAATACTTTCGTTGGGGTAGAGTTCTACAAGTTGACGAGCGATGAAAGTAATGAGTGTTATGTTCAAATTGCCGCCAACAGTCATTAACTCGGAAAGCCTGACAAGTTCAAATTCGATCTGAGACAATACCGGAGCCTCGCCAATGGCTTTAACCATCTCAAATACTTTCGGCTGGGCAAATACTTCCTTTGGATTTGTTGGAAGCATTAAACTGGCCTCATTCATTCTAAGCTCCTTTACTGCGGTCAATAACTTGCTTTGCGAAAGCCGCTCTAAGGCCGTTGACTCTTTCTTCTTTTCTGTCGGTAAATGTCGTTCCATTTTTTTTGGCGTTTCTTAATTGATACTGAAATGCTTTTCTAATCCCGTTTGTATCGTGATCTCGGTAATCATCTGGGGAACCCCTAACTTTTTCTATGAAAGCATTTAATTCAAAATCAAAATTTATGTGAGTCCATTTAACCCGCTGCCCATCAAGATAGAGTTCATCAAGGCCTTTTAAACTTTCTTCAACCAAACTCTCAGAAGTCAATCGCGCTTGTGTATTCTCTTCTTTTTTTTTCTCTTCTTTTATATTCTCTTCTCTTCTATTAGCATTGCTTTTGCTTTGCATTTGCAATGCACTTGCATCAGACCATCGTTTTTTTGCAGCAACGCGCCTTTTTTCACTTGTCTGCCCTCTCTCAGATAGCTGTTCATCCAAAAATTCTA